CGCCTTGGCTTGGGCGGTCAGGGGCAGTCGATGCTCGGTACGGGTCTTGGTGTGCTCGGCGGGAATGAACCACTCACCGTCGGCCAGCGAGATGTCCGGCCAGCGCGCCAGGCGGGTCTCGCCTACGCGTGTGCCGTGGCAGAGCATCATCAGCGCGAGCATGGCCTCACCGGGCTGCTCGTCGAAGCGGTGGGCCAGCGCCGGGACAAGTTCCACCAGGTGCACACCACGCAAGCGCGCCGCCTTGGGCATGATCTTGGCCTTGGTGAAGTCCACGAACTTGAGCCCGGCCACCGGGTTGCTCTCGATCAGCCCCAGCTTGTGCGCCTGGCGGAATGCGACCACCAGCAGGCCGAACAGTTGGCGCACGTAGGACAGCGACAGCGCTTCCTGCGCAGGCCACATCAGCAGCTTGTCCAGTACCGGTGCCGACACGTCGCGTATCGGTAAGTCGGCCAGGCGTGGCCGTAGGTGGCAGGTAATGGCCGACTTGGCGCCGCTCTTGCGCTTGGCGGACAGCGACCGGTCACGACCCATCCTGTCGCCGTACCAGTCCAGCAGTTGGCCCACGGTGGCCAAGCCGCCAAGCGCCACCGCCGCCGAGGGGTCGCGCAACAGGCGCTGACGGAGTGCCGGCAGTTCGGCCAGCACAGCAGCGGCGCCCAGGTCGGGGAAGCGCGCGATCTGGTTCCAGGCCTTGCCCTTCACCAAGTACCACGACCCACGCTGGCGATCCTGACCGAAGCGTAGGTACAGGCCGGGGTGCCGTGGATCACGCAGGTCGTGCACGGCCGGGTCAGCGGCCTGCCGGCGGATCTCGGCGTCGCTGAACTTCACCGCGCGGGTCTTGCTCATGCCACAACCTTCGTCAGGGGCAGTCGCATGTAAGCGCGCAGCGCCTCCATAGCGTCGAAGTGCCCACGGCACACGATAGCCAGATACCCCTGATCGTTGAGCGCGCGAATACGGGCCTGCTGTTCCACCGACACCGGCGCATCGTTGGGGGGTGTGGCCTTGAACTCGATGTACAGACCGAAGTACCCGCCGCGGGCCATCGGTAGCACAAGGTCAGGGATACCGGCGCGCACGCCTTGTTTCTTGAGTGCGGCCGCTACCTTGATGTGCCGGTGCCCACCATTAGGCACGTGGTAGATCAGCGTGAACACTTCCGGCAACCTTAGTTGAATCTCAGTCATGAGGGCGGCCTGCTCATTGCCTTCCCAGTCAGTGCGACGTGCGTGTACAGGTCTCGCCACGAACGGCTTCAGCATGGCTCTGCCTCCCTGGTCTTCTGCTGCTCAGGGGCGAAGTCGCCGCGAAGGGGCATCAACCATTTTTCCCCTACGATCGCCTTGTCCTCGCTTACCACCCACACGGCCTCGCCTCCCTCCTGCTCATATACGCCTGGGTCCATCGGATCCTTGCGATCTACTGGGCTAACTAAATGGCGGCTGATCAGCTCTACGCAAGTACCGATCACGGGCGGAAAGGTGTCGTTTATGACCAGCGCGAGATCGCCCGGCTTGAATTGATGGTTCACGATGCCACCTTCCCTTCACGAATCAGAATGTCCTGGGTACGCATGACGCCCTCGGCGTGCAGCAGGCGCGCTTCTTCCCGATCGGCACCCCGCCGGCTCGCGCTACGACCGTCGACGTGGTCATGGCAGGCCGAGCAGGACCAGGCGCCTTGGAAGTCATTCGGCTTGCAGCTCATACCGTTGGTACCCGCCAGGCGGTAGTGGGCCAGCACGGTGGTTTCCGGGTTGCCGTTGCACACGCCCGGCACGCGGATCTGGCATTCTCGGCCGCGAGCGGCCATGGTCAGTTTGGTTTGGCGAATGCTCATGACCGGGATTCCTCAAGGTCGACGATTTCGAAGGTGCTGGGCCACATACGCGAGCCGAAGGCGCTGGCCTGGTCGCGGTCTGCGAACACAGCCATGGGCGGCGACGGCTGGTCGCTCAGGCCGATCTTCCAGCTGCACGGGTAGACGGCGTATCGCATGTGGCCGGGGGCCGGCAGCAGGTTCATTGGCTCAGGCATTGCGGGCACCTCGTTGCTTGCGAAGTTCGGCCAAGGCCGCGCGGGCCACTTCTGGCGTGCTGCTGGATTTCTGGTGGTGGGTTACGGCCAAAGGCATGGATTGCAACGGCAGGCCGGCCAAAATGCGTCGAACTGCGATGGCGTAATTCCGCTCGAACAGCTTCAGACTGAGATCGGTGGCCAGGCGGTTCAGATTCTCGAACCCACACTCTTTTGCTGCATGCCAGACGGAGTCGTGAGACCAATTGCCCTGGCCGACCATACCCGGGTGAGCGTTGCGGCAGGCTTCACGGTGTGCCTTGCCCAGTGGCGGCAGACCCAGCATCTCGGGGGATGGCTTGCACCACTCGATGAACTGACCTGGGCTTGGGATGAAGTCGCCGGGATGCTTACGGACCTGCGACATGCCAAAGGCGATCTGCCCAGGGGTGCACACCTCGGCCTCGATGAAAGCCTGAAACCATTGGCGCTTCGAAGACTGGTATGTCTCCTTGTCGGGCCAGGCCTGGCGCCACGCGGAGCGGATCGAACGCAGCTCTTTGAACAGATCGTTGATGGCCGCCACCAGAGTGTTTTGCTCTTCGGAAACCTGAACCGCACGAGGGCTTTCGGCAGCCGGAATGAAATCACCGGACTTCGCTTGATCCCACAGACCATTGGCGATCTTGGAAACGCTTTTCATCACGCAATCCCCCCTGGCGCCCAATCGGTATCGTCGTCGTCAAAGTCCTGCACGGCAGGCTTGGGTTGGCGGAACGGCGTAACGTTGGTGGCGGCGGCGCGAGCCCTATCGCGCTGCACCCACTTGACCAGCATCTGCACCCATTCCTTCTGGGTGTTCACCTGGCCACCGGACTCGTAGTGCGCGGTGAAGGACTTCCGGACTTCCTCGGTGAACAGGCTCGGCGCCAGGCCAGCGTGCACAACGTAGGTCTTCAGCAGGGTGTCATCGGGTACCCAGTTCAGGGTCATCTCGCTGGGCATGCGAGGGTCGACGGCCTCGTGCGTAGGGAGTGGGTCTTTATTATTCTCTACATCTTCTTTAGGTAACGCCCCGCTAACGTTGCGAGCGTTACCTTTAGCGTTAGCGCTCTTATGGTTTGCCACACGCTTTGCCGTAAGAAGCCTGTTTTTGGCGGTCTTGCCGTTGTGGCGGTCGAAGTGCGGCAGGCTGATAAGACCATCGGCCTCGTCCATCCAACCCACCGATTTCATGTGTTCGCAGAAACCGGTAACGCCCACCATTCTGTCGAGTAACTTTTTACTAACGCTCGGAGCGTTACCGTTTTCGGTCTGCTGGTCGAACCATCCCCACACGCGCATCAGCTTGCCCACCACAGCATCCGGGTCGATATCGGCCAGGTCGGCGATCTGGCAGACCTCTGGCTTGTCCATGGTGGTCAGTTCGAACTTGATCCAGTCTCCGGCCATTACAGGGCCCCTCCACTGATCTGTTCCGCGAGCACGACGAGGCCGCGGCGGGTAACCATCACCTGCTCGATCACCTTCAGCTCTTCGGTTTCGTTATTTTGGAGGTTGACCAGCTTGTGCTCGAGCAGGCCAGTAGTCAGGCGCGGCTGGAAGGCTGACCAATTGGCGAAGCTGGTGCGGCGATAAATCCAGCGGTTCGACGACATCCAGGCGAACCGCTTCAACGGCCCGACGCCGAGGTGCTTGGCAGCCTCAGTGATGCAGATCGAACCGCGCGTACCGGTAAGCTGCTCAAGCGCAGCAACCTTGGGAGCCTGCTGCTCAATCACCAGGTGCAGGTGCTGGTTCTCGCGAGCTTGGTTGGCGGCAACCTGCAAGGCCTCGGCGAAGTTAGTCGGCACGCGTGGCTGTTGAACCTGGTCTTCCAGTTCGCGCCAGCTGCGGACGACAGCGAGGCGCATCTTGGCGCTGTAGCCAGTAAGCAGCGTGTCGGTCAATTCGCGATCAAGGTGGAAGCAGGGCTTTTCGCGCCTGCGGTCGTCTTTGTAATGGGCTGAAAATTCAGCCCATTGCAATTCGAGTTCGTCGAGCATCTTGCGCACATCGGCAAGCACATTCTTGTGAGCTTTGCCGGTAAGCTCTGCTATTTCGATGGATGACATTACCTGACGCGTCAGGTTTTGACTGATTGCGAAACCTGACGGATCAGGCTGGGTATTGCGGGGAGCGATCTGGTTATGCATAATCGGCCTACCTCATGTAATACGCTGTCGAAAAGCCGCCCTGCCAGGCGGCTTTTTTGTGCCTGAGATTCAGGCGTTATTGGTGTCCGGCGCATCCGTGGTAACTTTTTGCTTCCACACGAAAAGGCCTCGGAGGCCGAACATGACGGACCAAACTGAAGAGCGAATCCCAACCATCGACTTAAAGTCCTTCCTCGAAAGCTTCGACGGCATGCCAGGTGACACCCGAATAGGCTTTAGTGGCCTCAACTTCTACCGCGCGAAATGGCGTGGCCAGACGATGGTGAACATCGAATTCAACGAGCATGTGTATCGGGACTCAACGGGAACTCTGGTTGTTGAAGCTCCTGAACCACAAGGCTGAGTTCGCTGACAACACGTTCGAACGTGAGAGGTGGGTAGGCCGAGTCAGGCTGCCCCCTTTTCCATGCCTTCATGGATATCAGCCCGTTATCGTGCAATTCCAGATGAATGGCTGAGCGGTGAGCGCGCCGAATTTCAGATGCCTTGTCCAGCAAGGCCTTGGCGGAGGCCTCAAGCTCTTTAGCACGGGGAATCGTTAATACCGAATTCAAAATTTCCATTTCAGGCCACCTTCACAGATGCTTTCAGCTGATCCAGCGCCGCCTCGGCATGCGAGATCTCCCGGAGGATTCGCGCGCGCTCGATTTGGTCAACACGGCCATCGCCCATGGCGCCAAAGGTCTCGATGGTCACTTCGGAGATCTCGAACGCAAGCTTCCCCAGCGCCTGGTGCACATCGATGGGCTGCGGCTGTTCGCGTTTCACTACCGTGTATCCGAACTCATCTGCCAAAGCTGCGAGCGGGCGCATGTCCTGGGAGTGCAGGAGCAGCGCGTACAGATGCTTCACGTTGAACCAATGCGCGTCGTTCTCGGAGTTTGAGCGCTGCAGCAAGCTGATGTGAGGCATGTTCATGAGCGCCGCCAGCTTCTTGGTTTCAGCGTCTTTCACCACGTCGTGGCAGGCCTTCAGGAACACTTCCATTCGTAAAACCTCGTTACATTTTTAGTAGTGGCAAAGCGCCGCATTTGTGAATATGGGTTCAGCGCTTACGCACTACGCTGCGGTTTTCGGTGATCTGGCTGGATCGTCTTCACGCTTAGCCAGCAGCGCCCCAGAGGACTCTTTCTCAAGGACGCATTGCATTGGGTAGGAGAAACCACCCGCGGTACGGCACTGAGATACACGGCTACTCGAGACGCCCAGGGCGTCGCCGATAGCGCGGCCGGTACCGAAATGTCTCAGGGCTTCGTCGTAGGTCATGGTTCTCTCCAGGGTCTGCGTCGAGTTTAGAGTTCTTAACACTACAAGGCAAGTTATCTAAACAGTGAAATGTTTAGAATCCTAAATATGGAATTTAAAGACCGCGTGACCTCACGCATGAAGGCCCTGGGCCTCAGCGCAACCGACATCAGCAAGCTGACCGAAGTCTCGAAGGCGACGGTAAGTTTTTGGGTGAGCGGCACCAATGGCGCCAAGGGCAAAAACCTACTGGCCCTGGCCAAGGCTTTGCAGTGTTCGCCAGACTGGCTCTCAGAGGGCACCGGCACGCCCGAGGACTTAGATGACGATCAGTCGAAGCCGGGCATGTCCACCGCGGCGCTGCTCGAGAAAATGCTCGCCTCGAAGGCTGGGAAAAATCTTTCGGAAAAGGCGCGCGAATCGATGCTTGCCGTCGCGGCTGAGGTCGACAGCCCAGATCCGGCGGGGCAAACATACCTGCCATCATCGTTTGGAGCGCTGAAGCCTCGGCAGGAAGAAATTTTGATCCCGCAGTACGACATCCGGGCGGCCATGGGTCATGGCCAGGTGCCGGCTGACTACAACGAGGCGGTACGCAACTTGGTCGTT